ATGCCGATGCCGGCGATGCCGCCCAGGCCGCTCGGATCGCCTTCCACACCCGTAAGCCCGGGCACCGCCGCTTCGGTCGGCGCGCCGATCGTGCCGATGCCGATCGCGCCGGGATTCGGCGAGGCCATGGACATACCGGTAATGCCGGGATTGGCCATGCTGACGTCACCCAAGCCTAGGCCGGTCGCCGCCGCGTCGCTGGCGGCCTGATCCGCGTCTACGCTGAAACCCGTTGGCGCCGACGGCGCATCCGGCGAGCTCGGTGCGTCGGCCATGTCGTCGAAGCCCATGATGCCCACGGGGTTGGCCAGTTGGCCCAAATCGGTAAGCCCCGGGATGCCCATCAGCCCCGGAACGGCTTCTGTTGTCGGATTGCCGACCGTGGCAAGACCGGTCAAACCGGGGTTGCTCTGGGACATGCCGATGCCGGTGGTGGCAGCATTCTCGCCCACGGCGGTGGCGTTCTGCCCGAAGCCGGTGTTGCCCATCGGCGCGCCGGTCGGACCGGTCTGGTCCGGGTCAGCCATGGCAAAACCAGGGAAGCCCATGGCCGCCTGGGTGCTCGGGCCCATGTCGCTGGTCGGAGCTATGCCAGGAGGCGAGGGTGCCGAAGGCGGCGCCGGTGCGGACGTTGGTGACGGGTTGTCGGCAACCGCGTTGACCGCGTCCACCGGAGAAGTGATCGAATTCAGGCCAACGTCGGTAGGAGAAGGCGGTGGTGCGGCCGGAGTTGAAATGCCGACCTGGCCCATGTTAGGGCCGACGCCGACATTGCTGTCGTCCACGCCTACGGTGCCAGTCGGGTCGCCGATAGCGTTATCCGCTTCGGCTTCCCCATGCGCCGGGCCAGTGCTGGTCACTCCCGTGGGGCCTACCGCGGCGGCATTGGCGGCCGCGGCCGCCGCGCTTGCCGGGCCAGGCCCCGCCGTAGCGTCGGCCTGCGAGGCCTGCGTTTGGCCCATCGGCGCACCGATCATGCCGGCGATACCACCAGGGCCGAACCCCGCTGCGTTGGCGCTGTCCTCGGCTGCCTGCGCCATGGATGGCGTGCCGACGTTGCTCATAGTCGGGCCGGTAGGGCCGACGCCGAGACCCAGGCCGGTCGGTCCGGTTGGGCTAGTAGGCGCCGCCATGCCTTGCATGCCTTGCGCCAGCCCGGGATTATTGGCCGCGGTTTGCGCCGCAGCATTCGCGGCGTCTGCATGCGCCGGGTTGCCCTGGAAACCAAGAGCCGGTGCGGCAAAGCCTGCATCTACCGCGGAAATAGCCGGGGCATTAGACGTAACCGCGCCCTGATCGGTCATAGCGGGAGACGGGGCGGACGGAACGCCGGGCGGCGCCGAGACACCAGGTGTACCGGGGGTACCGGACACGCTGCCGGGCGCGCCGGGGCCGGGGCCGCCGAGGCCGCCGATACCGGTGCCGCCGGGCGCGCCACCGCCGCCAGGGATGACAGATACGGCGGGATTACTCCCGCCGCCCATCAATGCGAGCGCGACGGCGTCGCGCACAGTCTTGCTGCTGGAGGGGTCCGGTGCCGGCCGGGAATGCGGATGTGCGAGCATCCACGCCAATACGGCGTCCTCGCTCGGCTTGTCGCCGGCAATGTACGACGGAGCGAAAAGGCCGTTGAGCGCGCCTGTTGAATTATACGCCAACTCATGCTCTCCGCATCAGGGCCATGGCGATACTGTTACGATTTACCGGCGCTTGCGGCGTGACTGACGTCGCGCCGGGTTGTTGAACCGATGGCAAGGTAGGTTCGATGAACGTGAACGATCCGCCACCGGATAGCGCGGCCGGGTCTAAACTGCGCTGCGGCGGCATCAAGGGACCAGGAGGCGGTGTTCCGGTGCCAGGTACAACAGGAGGCGGCGTAGTCGGGCGTAGCTGCGCCTGACGCGCGGTGTTATACGCAGTGGCCGCAGACACGGCTTGCGGATTGCCTGGAATGTATGGTGGTGCGAACAAACCGTTCAAGGCGCCTTGCGGGTTGTAGGTGTAAACCATGACGTCCTCACACGTTGATGCCCATTCGCTTGAACGTCGCGCCGATCGAAATCAGATCGAAAACGGGTTTGGCGTTTTGTGCAATGGTAAGCTGCACGACAGGCGCATGTGAATATCCGGTGCAGCCGATCGAAACCCAGCCGGTATTGAACGCGCTGGGCGCCACGGGCACCGCAGCGTCCCACAACGCGGTATCCCATAGCCCGATGTCCCAGCCTTCCGACAAACCGGGATCCGGGCTGGCCGATGGCGGCGGCGGGATCGAAGCGACATAATCAACGGCGCAGCTTAGCTGCACGTTGTAGACCTGCCCGACGCCGGCATTGTACGAGGCGCGCGCCTGCCACCAGGTGATAGTCTGTGCTGGCGCCTGAAACATCTCCCAGCCACCGATCAACGTGCAGACATACGGCATGCCGTTGTCCTTGCCGGTGCGGTCGGCCTGCATCACCTTGCCGGTCTGCGTTCCGAAAAACATATCGGCGCCGAGAGTGATGAAGCAGGTGGCGTCCCAGGCGGTATAGCGCGCCCATGCGCCGGTAGCCGCGTTGACAAGCAGGCAACGCTCCTGCCCCGAGGCGCCGCCCGGCGTGGTGACGAAGATAGCGCCATAGTCGTGCCAATAGTTCATCGTCCACGCCCAAGCACGCTTGTTCGCTACCTCGATATCCCACATGGGCTTGATGTTGCGGGTAATGGCAGCGAGCTCCAACTCCTCGCGCGATTTGGTAATGGCCGCCGACGTCGGAATGATGCCGTCTACGGTGGCAATCAAGAGATCACCGCCGACCTTGATCGTGGCGTTCATACCCAGCGGCGGCGAAGTGTCGTACCGGCCTTCCTGGCGCCAGTCCGTGGCAACGCTGGGATCACCTCCGGTAAAGATGATCAGTTCGCCAAGGTCAGTGCCGAACACGATCTTGTCGTCGATGCCATCGCCGGCGTCGATCGACCAAGTCGCGCAAAACAGCAGCTTGCCGCCTTGGGTGGCGGCACCGGACAGCGGAATTTGCGCCAGCACGCCGCCGATCGCATTCAAGCCGAGATACCAGACATTCATTGAATTCTTTTCGATGAAAAACAGCCGGCTCCGGTATTTGCATACGTGCACCAGATTGGTGCCTGTGGCGACCGCCGAACCGCCTGGTCCAGTAATCTCGCCGCCGTTGAGCGTGGTCCAAGTCGTGCCGTCAAAGCGGAGCGGCGGATCGCCGCCGTCGTTGACAACGGTGAGAAAATCACCGGCCGCATTTGCCATCTGTGCTGCGGCATAGTTGCCGGAGGTTTGCCCGCTCTTGATCAGCGTCGGCGAGGGCGATGTGACGTCGTACAACTTGGTGGCGTTGCCGACATACATGCGGCGATTGCTGCCGCTCTGATAGGAAAAACCGGAATAGATCGGCGTCGTCTCGGGCAGCTGCGCCCATAGAATATGTCCGCCGCGCACCGAACAGCCCTTCAGCGTCGGCCGCCAATTGTCCATGATAACAGCGCCGCCTGGCTGCATGAAGGTTTCGTTTTCGGCAAGCGTAAGTCCGCGCGTAGGCGCGGGGAAAGTCATCGGCTCCAGCTGCTCCGCAACTTGCGGCTGGACCGCCTGTCTGCGGAATGCAGCATGGAGGCTCATGACGGTATCAATCCTGGGTAAGCCGTGCCGCGCTGCGTTTGGCTGGCTGGCCTGCGGCCGACGAGAGTCGGCTGCGGCCCGTCGCGGCCCATGATCGACGTGAGCGCGTCGCCGTAAGTACCAAGATCCTCAGCGTAGGGCGAACCTTTGTTGGCTTTCCATTGCCAAATCATGCCGAGTTTAAGGACGCGCTCGCTGAGCGGAAACGTGTCGTTGTCATCGGCAAAACTATCGCCGACGCCGCCAGCGGCTAGCGTCACGCAATTCTTGTGCAGGTAAGGGTAGTACGCGCTCTGACCGATCGGCATGGTTGGAAAGATCAAAATCTGATTATTCAATGATGTCCACTCGCCAAAGGCGTCGTTGATGTTGCGTGTGCGCCGATTTAGCCATTCCATGGTGTCGGGGATAAACCGCATCGGCACCAAATTGTTGGTCGAACGGTAAATCTCACTTTGCAGCAACATGCGCTGATAATCGGCCGGATAATCGAACCCGGTTGCCAGCCCGTCGCCGTTCATGATCTGGGTTTTGCGCATGCGATACCAGTCCCGGCTGTCGTAGGCGATGCGCTGCGCCATTTCGTTGGCCAGCGCCAGCATCTCCTGCATGGTGCGGTTGCCTGCGATGCCGGAAAACACCGACGTCGGCTGGACCGTGCCGCCGACGCCGACGACCGCGCAAACATCTCGCACCACGCTCAGAAGTGTCATGCAGCTGCTCTCGGCTTGCAGGTTTCAGCCATCCGCATCAGCATTTTACGATTGAGGTTGCCGCGCGGCGGATGGCCGGAATTGGTTTCGATATAGGACCGCAGCTGCTCGTTGGTCATGTCGTCGAACATGGTGTCCGGCTTGTCGCTGCCGGCGCGCTCTTGGAGGATTTTCAAATCCTCTTCGAGCACCGCGTTCTTCTGCACCGCGGCCTCCAACTCTTGCGCCAGCTTGCGTGCCAGCGCCTTGCCGTCGGTGTCCTCCAGGTACTCGATCGCCTTGTTCTTGGCATCGCGACCGTGCGCGCCAAGGTTCTTCAATTCCTGCCCGTCGACCGCAGCCAGCGCTTCGATGGTGTAGATGTTGAGCGCGCGCAACTCGGAGCGGCGGCCTTCAGTGAGGAACAGCGCGTAATCCAGCGGCGTACCGCTCTTGGTCTGCGTAGCGCGCTCCAGGAATTGCCGATACTGGCGCTGGAAACGTTCGGCGTAGCTGACCTTCACCGGTTCGCCGGTTTCGGGGTCATCCGCCCAATGTGAAAACCCCGTGGCGGGATGCACACTGGTGTTGCGCGATCCGGGATAGCGCAATTCGACCACGTCCATGTCGTCGAAGATGGGACGGCCTTGCAGCTTGCTCTTGTTCTGGTTGGGCACGCTCAGCTGCTTGAACACGGCAACCACGTTCTTGTCCGGATCTCGCTCGTTATAAACCGCAGGCATAGGCATTGGATTGGTCTCCCTGAAAAAGAAAAAAGTTACTTTCCGCCGGATGCACCAGCGCTGGCGCCTGCGGCACCGCCGTCACCAGCATTCGGGATGATCGTATCGAGACAGCGGCCATGCGGGTCGCTCGTGTCGATCAATCGGCAC